GGGCGCTGGGACTTGATTCAACTGTGGAAGCCAATCCGTTTCAACAACAGGCTTTGACCACAATCAACAAAGCTGTGGAGTCACAGCTTGTAGCCAGCGGATCCTTTCTGAATCAAGCAGCTCTACTGCTCCGTGGATTGACTGGAGATGCCACTGTCTATGCCCAGCAACAAGCCATCCTGTCGCAGTACCCGGCCGCCAACCCAGTCATCAGTCCAAGTAATCCATCTGGAATTCCCGCGGCAACGATTGATGTCGGAGATGATGTCCACGCTGCATTCAACACGCAGATCTCTATCGCGACAGATAACTATGGGGTCATGTACTCCACCCTGGTACAACCGAATACTTCTGTAGCCGACGCAGCCTCCTCGATTGCAATGTATGCCCAGCTCTCGGCAAACATCTTGCTGCAGATCGGAGCCCTGTTTGACTTCGCGTCTAGCGTCGTCGTGAAACACCAGATTGCAGATCTTCAGAATGGAGTTGCTACCAACGTCTATCCTCAGATGCTGACCCAGGCCACTGGGCAGCTCTGCATGCTCGATCAGCTGCAGCAGATGATGACAGATCCGATTGGACGGATGAACAGCCCACTGAGTTCTACCTTGTCAGCCGTACAACAGTCGATGTCCGTAATCTCTGGAGTCATTCGCAATGTAGCCGAGATCCATCGCCAGACATCCGGGCCCTTGGCCGGAATGCCCCTGACAAACTCTTCCCAGACTCTATATCCAAGCTCCTATGAACCACCGACGATTCTTGGAGATATCGCCGCCGGACTTCTGGAAATGGTGACCCTCATTGATTGGAGTCTGCAGCAAGCCAACGCCAGCATGGCAGTGAATCTCGATGCCTTCCAGCGCCTGGTTGCTCGTAGCCAAGGTGACACATCCACGCAACTGCAACTGATGACTGTATCGGGGAATATGCAATCCCAGAGTTCCATGGCCAAGGCCGTGGCCAGCCAACCAAGCTCCTCGTCTATTGCAACCGTATCGTCCCAGACTCAGATCCAGACCGTTGGAGCTATACTAGACAGTTCTGATACAGGCAATGGGTCTACTTATACTGTTCAGAATGGTACAGTTTCCGTTACCCCACCCGCCGTACCTCCTCCCACTGCTGGAGCAGCTGCCATCCTTGGCAACGCTGGAGTCAATACCCAATTGAGTGGCATTACTGAGACTGTTTAACTCGTCTCGCCGTTCCACCGAGGCAAACCCTTTTATGTCCATGATCCCTCAGCACGACGCATACCAGAACTTTCTCTCGCAACGCTTGTCTCTCTGGTCCAAGGGCCAGTTGGAGCTGCCGAAGTCCAAGATTGCGACGAGGACAGTGGATGGTGTTGTACTGCGGCCTTCGATGAAGGGCTTCGGACAGAGATCGAACACGATCAATGTGGTGAAAGAGAGAGAACGGATACTCAGCCAATCCTTTCTGGCCACAAAGGATGGCATCAAGACCCTGGAAACAATCGGATCTTCCCTGGTGGAAAGAACCGATGATGCCAACAAAACCTATCGTCGTATAAATGGAATCGTCCAGCCGGAATACAACTTGCTGGAACCGTTCACCATTTATGACACAGAGCCTTACGTACGCCAGGCGACCAATCGAAAACTGTCCCTGATGTTCCGCAATGGCTTTGAGGTCAGCGGCGACAAGGACGAAGACATTGAATACATCCAACGCCGCTTCGAGGCGATGGAGTACGTCATGGAACGGACGACAGAGTCGTTCTTCAAGCAGATCCTGTTCAATCTGCTGCTCTGTTCCAACTGTTTCCTACAGAAGATCCGCAACGCTAAAGCAACGATCGTTAAGAAGAAGGAAGGCCGTCCAGAGCCGGTGGCCGGGTATCGTCTAATCCCAGCTCACATGATCTTCCCTTTCCTCAAGGACGGTGTGCCTGTGAAATGGCGGCGCTTCTTTGATACGGGCGCGCCGTTTGAAGATATCGACCTTGAGGACATCATCCATCTGAAGTGGGATGTCAAGCCAGGACACCGATTTGGAACACCGCGACTGGTTGGCGTGCGCGATGACATCTTTACCCTGCGCCGGCTGGAAGAGAACGTAGAACTTCTGTTCATCAACTTCCTGTTCCCTCTTTACCACATCAAGGTGGGATCTGAGGACAATCCAGCTAGTTATGACGAAAACGGGCACAGCGAGATCGATCTGGTGAAATGGCAGATCGAGAACATGCCGAAGGAAGGCGTGTTCGTCACGGATGAGCGCACAGAGGTCAAGATTGTCGGAGCCGAAGGCAAGAGTCTGAAGACAGACCCTCTGATTCAGCATTACAAGAGCCGTATCTTCACAGGTATGGGTATGAGTGCTTTGGATATGGGCGACGCCTCCGGCGCAACCCGATCCACCGCGGACAACATCTCCCAGAACCTGAAGGATGCGATCAAGAGCGACCTGGAGAACTTCGGCGGCATGATCCGCATGTCGATCTTCAAAGAGTTCTTCATGGAAGCCACCTATTCTGTCGGTGTACAGGGCGCGGTCGCGCGCACTCTGATCAAGTTTCATGAAATCGATCTGGACAACAAGATCAAGGAAGAGAACCACGTCATCCAGTTGTTCCTGAATAACCTGATCGATGAGGACGAAGCCCGCAAGAGAATCGGATACCAGCGCTTCCAATCCCTGCAGGTGAGTAAGCTGCACTTCGACCTTCATGTCGTACGCCTGGTAAAAGAAACGGAAAAGGCCAAGGTTGCCGGCCAGATCGCTCTCTTGGAAGCACAGGGAGAACAGCAGAAGGAATTGATGCCACTGCAGGCCGAGCATGCCGAGAAGCAATCGAAGACACAGCAGAAACTGCTGACTACTCAGACTGCTGCTCATGAAAAGAAAGCAGCGGCCAGTGTATCGGTCCTGAAGGCCAAGACGGAACACTTGAAGGCCGGCGGGCGTCCACAGACAGCTACAGCCAAGAAGAGCTCTCCTGGCGCCAAGACGGCCCAGAACAAAGAGACACCGACTAACCAGCACGGAGCGAATCTTGGACCTACCAAGGCGAAGAGTTCGCTAGAACATATCGCCGCTGAGTTCACCGATGCATTGACCCTTCTGATGGAGTCCTTGAAAGACGAGAACGGTACTGTAGATCACGACCAGTGGAGCACTCGTTCCGCGGAAGTAATCGATGAGGTCGATGCTCGACTCACACAGGAAGATACCGTTTTTACGGAGTCCGATGAAGTTTCAATCGAACTTGACGGTAATTCTGATACTGCAAATGGGAACTCCTATACTAGACAGGCTCGAGCGGGACTAGATTACCTGAAAGACTTGGTAACTACCACGGAAGATCCCGAACTTATCTCAGTGCTGGTGTCCTTCGCATTGAGTCCTAAGGTTGAAGATGCCCGAGCAGACACGAGTTACGACCTCCCAAGCGCCATTCCAGGTGCGAACAACGCCAGTCTCATCGCAGCCTAACTTTCAGCCGCAGCCTGGCCCAAGAATCTCTTCCATTCCCGCACGATACGAAGGACCCATTCCTATCAGTATCGGCTCGGTCGTCCCAGGCATTCGATAGTATCGGTCAATGATTGTTTATCTGATTCGAAACACTGTCAACGGAAAGTGCTATGTAGGCCAAACTGTTCGATCCATGAACCAAAGATGGAATGATCATGTATCGAAAACAAAACGTGGATCGAACTTGCCTCTGTGTAACGCGATCCGCAAATATGGCCGGGAGTCTTTCGAACGTTCGGTACTAGCTACTGTGATGGATAGAACTTCTCTTGATGCAAGCGAGAAGTATTACATCGCCAAGTACAAGTCGACCGATCCACTATTTGGTTACAACTTATCTGAAGGCGGAAATGGTACCCATGGTTGGGTTCCTAGCGAAGACACCAAAGAACGTATTAGCCAGGGCAAGCGCGGTAAAGCTAATGGGCTCAAAGGTGCTGTCTTTTCGCAAGAACATCGTCTCAATTTGAGTAAAGCACTTCTGGGTAGGGCCTTCTCAGAAGTGTCTCGCCAAAAGATGAGCAAGTCTCAGACAGGACTAAAGAGAGGCTTGCGACCAGAAGCGGTTCGTCGAAAGATCAGTCTTTCACTTAAAGGTCATCCTCCATTTAAGGCTGGGGTCACCTACTCAGACCGAGGTCAAGTAAATGGCAAGTTGGCTGTCAATGAAGGACTTCTGGACGTTTCGTCCTACAGAAGTCCTCGACAATGCGAAACACCTGTTTGAGTGCAAGGACTCTACTTCGGACACAGGCCATAGCCTGCTGGTTCATGTGGCTGCTACGCACTCCGGCATCGTCAACGGGAACATGCGGTTTTACCGCCCCGACAAGATGCAGGAAGGTGTTCACACCTGGGTCCCAAAGAACAGTTACAAGCGCCCGGTCTTGATTGGCCACGATGAAAAGGGTGATGTTCTTGGACGAGTTTTAGAAGCTCGGTACGTGGATGAGAGCTGGAAGTATGCTGGTGACTTTCCGGTAGTGAAGGATTTCATCTTCTACAACCGGGATGCCAAGAAGCGGCAGAACCTGTTCCACTCCGTTGATTGGATCGTCGACAACCTGATGCCCTTGGAAGATTACATGGGGCTTGGTTACACCGAACTGGGATTGCGAGTTACGAATCCCGACGCGATACGCAAAGTACTGGCCGACGAGTACCTCACGGTTTCCGTTGGTTTCAAGACTGACTCTGCAGTTTGTTCCCTCTGCCACACCGACTGGGCGGTAGACGGAAAGTGCGAACACAAACTTGGAGAGATCGACGAAGACCGCCAGATGTTTCTCATCTCTGGTTCCTTCGTGAATGAAGAGATCAGCTTCATCAACTTTCCGGCGGATCCTTTCGCCACCACCCTCAGCAAGAAGACGCTGACAGACAGCCTGGAAAAGATGTTCTTTCTAGGACTGCCGCTCAAACAGCAGAAACCAGTTGTGGATGGCATGCGCATGACAGACGGCTTGATCTATGAGCTCGATTTGTCAGTAACCGAAGAGCCGAATTCGAGGGACACAATGATCGACATCGCCACGTTGGACCTGACTCTGGTGAGAGATGAAATTAAAGCTCCGGAATTGACCAAGGATCGGGCCCAGGAATTGAAGCAGGGATTCGATCAGTGGAAACCGGAAACAGATGAACTGAAGACCACGAAGCGCAGTCTTGTCTCCAATCTGAACGCGAAGATCCGCAAGCAGGGCTGGGACAAAGAAAACTCCAAGGTTGAGGACTCCGAAGTCGCCCTTGAGCTGGCTCAGTTTATCGAAGACGGCAAGAAAAAGAAGAAGAAAGTGGAGTCGGAAGAGAAGTCCAAGGAGTTCCAGCAAAGCGAGAGTGACTCGAATAAGGATTGCGATTGCGATATCTGGGACGACTGGGAGCCTGAGTCCGAGGACGACAAGCAGTTCTTTGCCGATGTCGATGGAATTGACGCCGAGCTGGAGCTCGAGCTGCAGGCTGCCGTCAAAGACGGCGAGTTGCCAGCTGATCTAACGATCGATGCTGTTCTGTCCACCGAAGCCCGCAACAAGCTAGCAAAGGATGCATTCTGTGGTCCGAACCGCAGCTTCCCTGTCAAAGATTGCGCGCATGTAACGGCGGCCCGCCGTTTGCTCGGCCGCGCCAAGGTATCAGCCGATACCAAGAAGAAGATCAGCGCCTGTGTAGATCGCAAGGCAAAGACCCTGAAGTGTTCAGTGTCCGCAAAGAAAAAGGATGAGGCTGAAGTGTCTGCTCCAAACACCGGTGTAACAACCGACAGTCTTACGGAGCGCGCGGTGCGCATCGTCGATTACGTTCTTAAGGATGCAGTAGGCGACAAGGTATTGAGTGCAGATGATCGCGCTTCCGTTGTGAAGATCGTCAGTGACCTGGACAAGGCTTACGACTCGATCTCCGAAGGCGACAGTGCCAAGTATCAGTTGCGCTGGGCCATCCGCGCAATGCTGGATGACTGGTCTGCCGATGACTCTGTCAAGTGGGCTCTGAAGGCCCTCGAAGGAAACACGGATCATGTGGTTTCCACCCGGAACGAGCTGGATGAGAAGGAAGAGGCTCTCAACGGCCTGGTTTCCGAACGTGACTCTCTGGTCAAGGAAGTTTCGCTACTGAAGGAATCCCGCGCGGCCGTGCTCAGCGCCAGCAAGCGGATCCTGGCTCAACAGATCGTGATGAACGGAGTTCTTACTGGACAGGATGCCTATAAGGGTGTCTCCGGTGAAGTCCTGGAACAGAAGGTCGACGAGCTATCGAAGCGACACATTACAAGTTTGAAGGACTCCGTACATGACATTCATGTCGGCCTTCAGTGGATCAAACCCGCACATACCGACTCCACCAAGTCCACCGAGGCATCGGAGACGGTTGACGACAACATACGGGTGACGGATGAAGTATCAGTCGCAACGACTGATGCAAAGCAGGCGGAGGCCGATCAGGCCCGCGACACACTCTTGCTAAAGCTCCGTTACATGGCACCGCTTGAAGCGCGGCGCTACCTCGGACAGATGAAGTTCGAGTCCTCCAACTCCAAGTAATTAAAGGAAACCTCAATGTCTATCGATATCAACGGCCAGTATTTCGGCAACCTGTACGGACAAGATCGTGTTGGTCAGACCACTCCGGATCTGGAGTCGTCTGAGTGGCTGCGCCCATGGCTTCCGGTTGCCTC